ATATTTTATTTTTGAAGAGTTTTTTTGTTATTTTCTCCTAAAATTTTGCTCCATTGCTTCAGACTTTTGGTTGAAATTCCACCCTCCCAGAAGATTGCACAAAGCACTATTAACCATGCCCCAGTAATCTCTAGTGGGTGTTCCTGCATATCCCTCATAAAGTCGTTGGGGTAAAATTGGTTTGAAATATTTTTTAGGGCATAACTACGCGAAATAAATAATGTTTTAAAAAGTCAAGAAAAAAGTGAAGAAAAAGATTGACTTTAACGTTTAAACGTGTATACTTTAAACCATGAAAGAGATAGCTACAATAACCTGAATCAGCCCGCCACGCCTCTGACGTGCTCCGATCCATGAGCCAAAGCGCACCCCGGCGGGCATCTAAAAAAGGGGTCGAGTATCCGGTAATAATGTCAATCCGTAACTGGCGATACCGGGGTTGACGTAACCCCTAAAAAAGGACACCATGCGAGACGAACTTCTTATTCCAAAGACGCAGGCGGAAGCAAGTGATGAGTTTGATGAGTTTAGCGACGGTGAGCAATACCTGGACGAAGAGCCCGAGGACTACGGGTGGGTAAATGGCCGGTAACGCAACAACAAAAGAACAGTTTGAACAGGAGATGCAATCCGTATCAAAACGTAATGGCTTCAAGCTCGTAGATTTCCAAGACGGTAAGGAGATTGGAATCATGAAGACGGCTTGCCCAATCAGATTCGAAGGTAAGGGACTGCTGGGAAAGAGAATCATTGTGCATATCCCCAAATCATATTGTTTTGATGGCGAGATTACGCAGAAGTCTCGTGAGAAGCTAGGGTCTGAAGGATATTGCGGATACGCGGAACGAAGCAAGGAGCTCTACGGATGCTCTATGGTATTCAAAGCGAACGACAGCAACCAGTGGAAAATAGAAATCGTAGACTGAACAGAAAGAAGGCTATGCTGACCTCATCCGATATACGCCTCGAAATGCTGAGAGAGATTGTTGATAAGGAGAAGACTTGTAACCTCTACGGCAGGCGAATACTCAGAACAGAACAAAAACAGATAGTTGAGATGGAGTATGACGATGAATATCAGGATTGATAAGTATGGCGACAACTATACGGCATATTACGCTAATACCGGCTACAACCGCGCCATCAGTAATGCACCAACTGAGTATGGACAGGGCGAGACGATGTTTGAGGCTATCAGGGACCTGATGTTTACGTATCCGGTTGATGGAGGGATGGAGTGAGCGAGGAAGTTAAAAAAAAACATCCAGGTGGGCGGCCTAGCAAATACAATAAGACGCTTGCCGAGACTATCTGTGCGTTGATATCCCAGGGATTCCCTCTTAACACGATTCTGAAACAAGACGGAATGCCGCGTATGTCCACTGTAATGCGCTGGCTTTTCTATACATCTCCCTTCCAGGAAGAGTTTAGGGAGCTGTACGTTAAAGCAAGGGAAGCGCAGGCCGAAGTAATGGCCGATCAGATCATTTCAATCGCCGACGACGATAGTGAGGACGTAATGTTTTCGGAGGCCGACACACCTGAAGGTAAGTCTGCAAAACGATTACAGAATAAGGAGTTTGTTAACCGGTCAAGGTTGAGGGTGGACGCCCGCAAGTGGGTGGCTGCTAAATTGCTCCCCCGGAAATACGGAGACTTCGAACGACACGAAATCACAGTGACCAAGCCTTTGGTAGTGCTTACGGATGATGAAACATAGTGAAACAAAACGCGAAGGCGAAAGCCCTCAACTTTAACCGAGATTTAGCAAAGTTTACTCCAAGACAGCGTGAGGCGACAAGGGTTGCTGAGTCTGGTGGGGTAAAGTTCCTGCTTTACGGCGGCGCACTAGGTGGCGGTAAACTTCTGGCGATAAGCACAGTAATTCCAACACCTGACGGCTGGACCACCATGGAAGACCTTAAGCCCGGCGACCAAGTGTACGACGAACACGGCAAGGTGTGCAACGTTGATTGGGTCTCAGAAGTACAGTATGAGACCACGTACAAGCTAACGTTTAGTGATGGTAGCGAGCTTGTAGCGGGAGCGAGGCATCAGTGGGTTACTGAGACGATGGCTGATATTCAGGCGTCACTGCGTAGGTCTCCTGAGTTCAGAGCGCAGCGCAGGGCGTCAAGAGCATCGCGGTCTACAGGTAAGAGACCGGACCTTGCTGTACGAAATTCAGAAGTTGCAAGTCATTATGTAAGTGCCCCTGTTGTGCCGTCCATTAAGACCACGCAGGAGATTAAAGACACGCTCTACAAAGGACCCCAGGCTAATCATGCGGTTAGGGTATGCGGTCCTTTACAGTTACCTAAGTCTGAGTTGGTAGTGCCTCCCTACACTCTGGGGTCATGGTTAGGTGACGGAACGTCGATAAGCGGGGGTCTAACAGGGATAGACCCGCAGATATTCGAAGAGATTGAAAAGGATGGATACAGGGTTAGCCATCACAAGAGCGAGAAGAGTCATTACATTCTTGGCCTTGTCAGTAAGCTTAAACAAATAGGTGTACAAGGAAACAAACATATCCCTATGCAGTACCTTAGGGCGTCTGTTGACCAGAGACTAGCGTTACTTCAAGGATTGATGGACACGGACGGCACTTGCGACACACGAGGGCAGTGCGAAATCACGCTGACGCGGAAAGAGTTGGTTGATGGAGTCAGGGAATTAATCTTATCTCTTGGTATCAAGGTAACAGCGTGCGAGTCACGCGCTAAGTTGAACGGGATTGATTACGGTCCTCGATGGAGGATGAAGTTCATTACCAACATGCCTGCCTTCCGCCTTGAAAGGAAACTTGCACGACAGAAGATTGACGGGTTTAGAGGCACACACGACCGCAGGTATATCGTTAAGGTTGAAGAGGTAGACCAAGTACCGCTGAAGTGCATTTCGGTGGACGCTCCTTCTCATATGTATTTGTGCGGCGAGACCATGATCCCGACCCACAATAGCTACCTCCTGCGCTGGTTTTGCGTCAAGAAGCACATGCGACTGTTTATGCAAGGGATAACAGGCGCGGTTATAATGCTGGCGTGTGAAAATTACCCTGCGCTCAAGGATAGGCAACTATCCAAGATTTCCAGAGAGTTTCCTGACTGGCTTGGCAAGTCGCACAACGATCATAAGGATTACGGACGCTGCTTTATATTGGCCCCAGAATACGGCTCTGGGGTTATTGTGTTTCGTAACCTGGATGATCCGAGTAAATACGCGAGCTCCGAGTTTGCGATGATAGCAGTGGATGAGCTTACCAAGAACGATTACGACACGTTCACTCACCTGAGAACTCGACTGCGCTGGCCTGGACTTGAGGATATTGATTGTCAGTTCATAGCGGGGACTAACCCCGGCAGCATCGGGCATGGCTGGGTTAAACAACTCTGGATGGATAAGCAGTTCCCGAGCGAGTGGATTTCGCCTGTTGATTATCGCAGCCAGTTCGCCTACATCCCGAGCAAGGCTGATGATAACCCGCACTTACCAGCTAGCTACTGGCAACAGCTTGACACGCTACCGGAGACACTGCGCAAGGCGTTTAAAGATGGCGACTGGAACATCTTCTTGGGGCAGGCGTTCCCGGAGTTCGGCCCTGCACACCGAGTGCCAAACGATACGCCGATAGGTGAGACCAGCCCGATCTACATGACATTTGATTGGGGATACGGCAAGCCTTTTAGCGTCCTTTGGTCGTGGTTAGACGGCGACGGGCGAATACACGTGTTTGATGAGTACTACGGCTCGACTGGTGAGCCTGATACAGGATTGAGGCTCACGGACAGCGAGATTGCTGAGGGTATTAAGGCTCGAGAAGAGCGCATTGGTATCAGCAAGCGCAACATTATCAGGATACTGAGTCCGGATTGCTTCTCGAAGAAGCCTGATTACAAGGGCGGAGGGCAGGGCAAGGCGACAGCCGAGGTATTCAGGGAGTGCGGCGTGCAGGGCTATCCTGGTGATGCTGATAGAGTTAAGAAGGTACGCCAGTTTCACGATCGGCTAAGGATTCGAGCGGATGAGCCGCCTATGTTGAGAGTGTACGAGAGGTGCACTAACTTTATACGGACTATCCCGATGTTGCAGCAGGACGAACGTAACATTGAGGATATCGACACCGACGGCGAGGACCACAGCTTCGACTCGATTTGTTTCTTGTTGCTGGCTCGACCGATTAGTGAGGGACCACGGAAGCCCAAAGAGGTAAAGAAGGAGCAGAACGTAACAACTGTTGCGTGGACAGAGCTTGCTGAGATACGTCGCAAGCAGGATAACTTAGAGGATTACGCAGACTTTTAGCTCCCGTTATCTCGGATAAGGGAGACTAAAGAAAGGAGACGCGATGAACGAGAAAGAAGGGTATGAGAATCCCATAGGGATGGAACCACAGAGGGAGATTGTCTCTGAGATTAACGAACTTCACGAAGCGGTCAGCACACTAACAGGATTGCTTGGTGATCTTAGGGAACAACTGGACCCGATAATGTCAATCGACCCTGTATTAGAGATTGAGCAGCCACAGTTTACTGTTCGGACTTCGCCTGTTGCAAAAACGTTGCGTGAAATTAGAGTTCGCCTGCATGCGAATATCTTTACGGTCAGGTGGATGATTAATAGGTGCGAGTTATGAGCGACCTTTTTCCAGTAGTGTGTATTCTCATTGGGTGGATAGCATTTCATGAGTGTTTAATTATCAGAGAGCGCAAACTGAAGGACGCGCAGACCAAGGACCTGCTCGATAGGCTTATGGCCCGCACATACGGTGAGTACTCCAAGGGCCAGGAAGCTGTTAAGGTTGTAGCGGTTGAGGACCTGAAGAAAGAGATACAGGCCGATTACGACAGGGATATACCGATATCATAGGGGGGGCATCGTGGGAATACTCGATCTGTTTAAAAGCAAGACAAAGCCTGACGAAGCGGTGTTAATCGCGGAGATTGATAATATTTTCGACGACACCTCTGATTACTCGCGCCAGCAGTTGGAGCGTATTTGGTTCAGAAACATCCTCTACGCCCTGGGCGAGCAGTGGCTTAGCTGGTCGCAGACTGGTAAAACGTTCGTGCGGCGCACAATGCCCGACTGGATACCGACCCCTGTTAGCAATGAGATTAGCGACTATGTTAATAGTCAGAAGGCGTTGTTGCTCAACCAGAAGTACAGTCCTAGAGTATGGCCCAACTCCTCCGAGAAGCGCGACGTTATGGCCTCCCAGTTAGCTGAGGAGGTCTTAGTATTTTGCGAGAGTATCGACGATTATCGGCTGCACAACGAGCGTGAGAAAGCGGCCGTGATGATGGTACTTTGCGGTACGTCGTTTATCAGGACCTACCCGTACAAGGAAGGTGGCTCTTGGTTTATTAATTCCAATGGTTCCATCGTGACCACAGGTGACGTGCGATCTGACGCTATCCTTCCATTTAACGTGCGCGTTGACC